GAGACCGAAGGCATGTGGTTGTGCGACTTGGTCGGTGTCGTGTAACCATTGTGGGCAATCCATCCGAGCGTACTCAGAGTGCGTACGCCTGACACCCATACGTTAGGGTGCAACTCTTTGGGTCGGAATAAAAGTTTCTTGCCGCAGTACTCTCGGAACTCATCACCAAGAACAACGGGCTTTGATACTAGCAACTCTTCGGCTAGCTCTAAGTAACGCTCAACAAACTCGGGGCTTGTTCGGTTGGCCTTTGACCAACACTTATCTGCAAGGGCTAAAGCTGACTCCATGCGTGTGTCCATCTGATACTCCAAAATATTTTCGAGCCTCGATGATAGCACAACCTTTGACAAAGTCAATAGTACAGACGTAAAAAAGCCACCCGAAGGTGGCTAGTAGTTTCCCTAACTGTTTCTAACAAATGTTAGGTGTCACTTGAGTGAATTGATCTCACGTGTCAGATACCATTGTGCCTTACGCAAGTCTTCTAACTTGTTGTCTTTGTGGTCGGCACGTGTGATGTACTTCACCACGTTGCCAAGGTTGTATCCCAACTTCTTAGCTTCAATGAAATCAATCGTCTCGATTCCACCTACTTTGTAATGAGCAGGGTGATTTACCGCGTCGGGTTTTGGCTCAAACATTTCGATTTGTTGGGCTATGGATTTATCTGAACTAAACACACCAATGTTTTCCCATTGCCCTTTCGCCTTCACCGCTTGCGCTCTACCCTCTAAGAACTTAAGTGCAGGGGTCAAGTCCACCTTGGATTTCTTCTTCACTACCTTGGCTTTCTTCTTTGCAGTCCACATTACTGTGGCTACATAAGCAGGGGTTACACCTATCGCCTTGGCTACGTCTGCTGACTTAGCCTTTGGGTGTTTTGCAACGTAGTTACGAATCTGTGCTGACTTGGTCATTTTAGGTATTGTTGCTAATTCGATCATGATTTATTTCCTGTTTGGTTGTTAACGTACTCAGTAAGAATTTCTCTCATCTTGGCTTGCTTTGTATACGCAAAGTTTGTGTTGAAGTAATCCATCACATCCTTTGGTAGACGCAAGCTCGTGCAGAACAGCGCGGGTTTCTTACCTAACCCCCGCCCCTTGCGTTGTTGTTCCGGTTTTAGATTCTCGATTCCTGTCGTCATCTTTCAGTCTTTCATAGTATTGTTTAGGGAATGGGTCTTTCTTATCCAATAAATCACGTAGCCATTGCGCACCACCGAGGTGATTAAGAATATGAAATTGCCTATCGCTTAGTCGTACTTGCCTACCAATCAAAGGCTCAGGCGGTTTAGGTCTTGGCATTTAATAAACTCCTTGCTATTACTCTGTTAGCCCAACATCTAGCACATGACCATCTGTTTGGGGACAATTCAATTCCCCCCTCGGGGGGCTTCAACTCTTCGCACTTGTTGCATAGCTTGTACTTGTGTACGGGTTGCTTACTTCCAAGCTCAAGTTGTCGGTTTACAAACCCATTCATTCGTATATCGCCTTTGCTAGTAAGTCCGCAATCCTTTGGTTACTCTCTCGAGTAGCCTCTGTCTCATGGAATATTCTTTCTACCTCAACCAACGCCAAGTAATACTCTTCACCTTTGAGCGCATGCTTGAGCTTGCCTTCGTCTTGTGGATACGTGAACTCAAGTACGGCTTTCATACGCTGCCCCTTTGGTAATGCGTATAAGCAAGCGAGCCTTACGCCATGTTTTACGTACGTCAGTATTGGCGGCGTTGTAATATTTAAACTTGGGGTCAGTACACCCCCGTAGGGGGATAGCCTTTGAACTGTATTTAATTTCTTCTCTCATCTCATACTCCTTCGCTAACATTTGTTAGCTCATCTACCAACAAAACAAATATCTCACTCGATACCTTACAACCTACATCGGTGAGGTATTGCTCATCTTCTACTAACTTAAGCATACCCATCTTCATACGCATATCCAAGGGGAGCGTATTATCATCGTATAGGTCTACCTTGTCACCTATTTTGACTAGGTACTTACCCAAGTCTTTGACTATTAGCGCAGTCTTATTATTACTAAAGTCCTCTTGCACTTTCTCAATAGTCTTCATCTCGGTGTCGAGTAACTCTACCTTCTCCATAGATACAGTAACCTTGTGCCTGAGCGAGGGTATCGCTTCTGCTTTTAGGTATTCCAAGAACATAGCATTACCTTTGGTCTCAGCCCACGCCAACATCTCATTCTTAACAAGGCTTTGGTGTTGGGTACGCTCACGCTCTTTGTTCCAGCTTGCTCGAGACACTACACGTTCTGCCGCATCCTTAGCCTTCTGTATACGCTCGGATGGGTTCATCTTGCCGAACATCTTCTTCGCCATGAGGATAGCTTTGTCGGCATCCTGAGTGCGATATGAGTCCGAGCGTTGTCTGCCCTTACCAATACGATCGTTACTGATAGAGATAACCTTGCCTCTGTTACCCATGTACGACAAGCCGATCTGACCCAACTCTTCACCATCTAGCTTGACCGAGAACCCCATAGCTATTCGGTTGTTACCCGAACCATGACCACTGCTAACAACAACGAAAGTCCACAGTGGATTTAGCGTAGCCAGTCGGCTAACCACAGGGTCAAGTGTGTCGTAGACCGCAGACATTTTCATGCCCTCTTTATCCAAAGACTTTTGCAAGTCTTCACCAATAACTACGTTGCTCAAACTCAATGTATTCATACTCATATTCAGTTACTCCTAACAAATGTTATTACCACTCGAACTTACCAAGAATAGCATCTACCTTGGACTTCAAATTCTCACGAACCAACGCATCCTCTTTGACCTCTTCAATGTCAGCACCAAGCATGGCTAGCTCTACTTGCCTACGTGCATCCTCTAACTTGGGGTCGTTAGTCACGTTCAGCTTCGTCAACAACTCACACAACTCCAATGGGTTGCTAATCAATGAGTCGTGATACCGCTTCTTCCCGTCACCTGTATCTTCTAGCTTCTTGGACATACCCAAGAGAACTTCATGCAGTCTCTCCCATGGTGTGCGCATTGCTTCGGCCAGCTTCTCCGAATATTGTGTTTCATAAGCCGATCGCATTTCCTCTAAGTCATGCGCAGGAATGTCTAAGCGAAAGTCGCCAGCCTCGGGCAAAGGCTTCACGCTACGTCTAAAGCTAAACTTCTTCCTAACTTCTGTTAGATCAGGGTAGTCCTCTGCCTTGTACATAGAACCCAAGTTAACCTTCGCCTCTTCAACCAACCTCTCGTACTCGTCAAAGAAGTTATCGCACAACATGTTGAACGTACGCTCGTAGCCATTCATGGTCTGCTTGTAGTCCATGAACAACTTGGTCGGCAACATGCGCTCACCCTTATCTGCCCAAGGTAAGGTGTGTTGGTTGTTGTAGAGTCGTACCCTTGCGGCGAACTTCTCAATGTCTGCTCGTAGGCTTGTACCCGCAAACAGATTCTTCTTGGTTTGGGATGCGTCTTTATGTGCAGACGCGCTCGCATTAACTTGGCTCGTGATTTCACGATCGATCTTTGCGGCAGGCCAAACGCTAATGTTCAACTCGACTAATACTGCTGATGCGCTAATACTCATTTCATTTCTCCTGTGGTTTTCCGGCTAATCTAGCCATTTGATAATGTGTGTCACTAACAATCCTCATCCCAAAATGGGCTTCATTCGGATACACGTGGTAGGTGTAAGTGCTATCCATTCCTTTCTCTTTGCGCACGTCATCACTCCACCACTTCTCTTCGTATACGTCAGCACTCTCAAGGCACTCGACCAACATCATTGCTTTCTCTTTGGTCATCACTAACTTGCGAGAGCCAATATCGACTACTACCATCTGATACCTCCTAACATTTGTTATGAACCACCACAATTTAATCCTTGACAAGAATCGTTTTGCCGTTGTCTGCAACACAATCGTTTCCTCCTACGATCGCCCACAGTACAGGCGCAGTCCAATCCCTGCCCCAATCGCTACCAACATACCCATCGGTGAGCATGATGACGCACTCGGGTACGATACGTTTCTCTTTCAGATACTCTGATACACAAGAGGGTGACGTACCACCACCGCCCCTAGGCTTAGTGGAATTGATAATGTCGCCCACCATGCTCTCGGTGTACTCTTCGTGTCCGGCTACTCGGCTATCCCAATAGATCAAGTCCACTTGGCTCGGCTTTACTTCTTCTGCGATACCCTTAACTTCTGTTAGGAATCCAGACAGCTCTTCCTGACCTACCGACCCTGAAGTATCCACAGCGATAACCATGTGACCAACCTTCTCACCGATCAAGCTAGGCATGTAAGTGCCAGTAGATAAGAACCTACGATTAACCTTGCGCCATGACGATGTATCTTTTGCGCTACACGTAGACTTCACGAACTCACGCAACATCTCACGCCAGTCAACCTTTGGCTCGAGCAACTCAAGCAAGTCCCGATCGAGATCACCACCACCAGTTCCCGCTATTTTCTGATGCGCCATTACACCTTGGCGGATAGCCTGATCGATCTCACGCTCGAGAACCTTCTTCTCCTCCTCGGTCATCTCCTTCGCACCATCCCAATCGTGGTCATCGAATCCACCTTGACCTTGACCTTGGCTCGTACCTGTACCACCGGAACCCTTTCCTGCGCCGTCGCCTTCATCGTCACCACTACCGCCGCCTCCGCCCTTCTGCTCCTCTTTGAGTAGGTCGAACACTTGCTTGGCATTGAGTCCACGATACTTCTCGTCAATCAAGCCCATCGGCTTACCCTTCAACTCACCATCTGCCCAACGTGGCATCGCAATGACACGCTCGCTAGGATCGAGGTCTTTAAGCTTAAGGTTAATTACGTAGTCACAAGCCGCATTTGCCAGCGAATGATTCTCGTCATGTAACTTCTTCCATGTAGTCAAGTGACGATACGCCTTGTGCAGATT